TCTCTAACGAGAACCGGTACTGCCTTCGAAAGAAGGACACTCCGGAATAAAAATTGACCTAATAACACCTTCAACTATCCCTGTTTCCGATGTTCTGGGAAGGGTCTTTGAGATCCGTGTTGGGGTTTCACGACAAAAAGCTTTCGCTTTGAGTCAAAAGAGCTTCTCTGCTTTCGCGGAGAAGACTTTTCCACTAAATCTACTCTCTTTTACCAGTAGAGACCTTCTTTCGAAGATGTCTGCTGGAGGTCGAGATAAGATATCACGATTTTGGTTAGCAATAGAAGACTGCCTTTTGGCGTCTTCTAGTGAGCTTTACAAGAATGCCCAAGGTTTAGTATTTCTACGAAAACTATGGAAAACTCTTGTTGGAGCCGCGATCTTAAATCTTAAAACAGCTGTTAAGCTATGGAAAGAATTCACCACCTGGGCTAAGGCAGTTTGCCTACGGTATGTTGGGGACACCCGGCAAATACCTAGACTTCCGTTTTTGCGAAAGCTAAAACAGTCTTTACCCTTTTGGTGGTTCACGGATGCAGTCCAAAATGGCATCACTTCGAAAGAAGAGATGACCAAATTGGCGCATTTGACATCCACTCGTGGTCTACCTTGCCCAGACTCCTTTGCTATTCGCGAAAGCGAAGAGAAATGGCTAAACACTCTAACGAGTGAAATACCTGATGAAGGAACCTTTTCGGATTCCGACATGGAGTTTCTGGGACGATGCCTTGCTTCCCGGTTTCCCGGGGACAAGGCAAAAGCGGTAGAGGCAGCTCGAAAGAGCTACCACGTTTCGTTAAGTAATACTGGAACGCTCGCCTTCTCGCGAGAGCAAGGAGGAAGAGCGTCTGAAATCTCCACACTATTCAAGAGTTTTCTTTCGAGAACAGATATTGAATATGTTGGCTTCGACTTGTTTGGAAGACCCGTCAGGGTTTATCCACAGGCCGAAGTAGGAGTCCAGCTATATACTGATGATTTTGAAGGCGTAGGGAGCACTAGCGTTGACGACACATCCTGTCTGGTAGTCATACCAGCTGGTGTCGGCAATCACACCGCATCACAAATCCTCTTCATGGCTGCTTTCGCGGCAAGGGAGGAAGGTTATATTTCTTTCGAAAATAACGACATGCGTAGGATAAAGGTTGAAAAACCGATACCCATACGAAGTCTTGCGGTCGGCGAACCGGGCTTTAAGGCGAGAATCGTCTCAACCGGTCCGTGGTGGCTCACTACCCTCTTGCAGCCTTTCGGTCATGGAGTCGTTAGACTCCTGTCCGAGTACCCGATGGCGAAAGCCGGCCTGACGGCCTCCTATCAAGGATTCGAGTATGCAAAAGGTATATGTGGAAAGGACCCTGATGCTTGGTCAGACCTAGTCTTTGTCAAGACTACAGATCTGGAGACTGCTACAGATTATTTGTCACACCGAAAGGGGCGAAAATTATACCATAGTTTTCTCTCACATGTGGGCCTTTATGGTTCGTATGAAAGATTCTGTGTTGACTTACTCACTTCTCCCCGCGCTATTTCTAGTTTGGGAGGAAGGGAGCTTAATCTACCGTCGCCCGTTACTCAGCGCGGCTCCCTTATGGGGGAGCCAGGCACTAAAGGCTTGCTAACGCTAACCTCTATGGCTGCTGAGGAATACGGGTGGCGTCAATACAACCTGGGGATCCATGCATGGAAGGCGATTCTGCCATCCGATGCTCCTAAATGGCGTTGTGCGGCATGTGCTGGTGACGATCTTTCGGCCGTCGGTCCAATCACTTACCTCAACGGGATCCGTCAGGGTCATATCAAACAGGGCTGTGTGGTGTCGTTGGAAAAGGATGGAATTTCCAAAGTAGGGGCCTTCTTTTGTGAAGAACCTCTATTTATCCATGGAATAAATCCTTTCCGCGGTACCCCTCATGCTCTTTTTCAAGAGTATGAGAAGCACATACACGTAGATGCCGTCAAAATGAGATTAGTCTCGATAGAGGCGAAACTCACTGAGACACGAGACGAGAGCAATCCCGTTTTTGGGAAAGCAGCAGCACTTCAGCGAAAGCTTGAATGGCTGCCAGACTCGCTCGCCTGGATGGAGGGGTGGTTTGTAGACAGGTTTGTTTACCGATTTTCCCGATACCTAAATCGGGACCCACGGGAACGGCTTCCGCTGTTCCTGGGGGGGCTGGGATTATGGCCTAGCCGGATCGATGATCAAATTTCTGTCATTAAATCACTCAGTCCTTTGCACTTGAATGCGGTGAGACAGTTCCTCGAAAGAAGAGCTTCACCAGCATTAATACGCACCTTAAACAAGGTGTGCATGAACAAGTACTCCAGGGGCATAGAGATACAGGAGAAACTATCGATCGTATCTGCTTTCGCGGATGAAGTCGATATGTTTCTGGGGCCTGACAACGGTTCCACTCTTTCGAGTGAGGCCGTCGTCGGACTCCTTCCTCCTGCACCTAGAGAGCGGCACCAGTTTTGGTTGAAGCGCGTGGAAACGCGGCTTAACCTCATTACTGATGTCGAGTTGGAAAAACGGATGCAGTCTTTCGACCGCACCGTCAACTTATTACTGCAGAGGGAAAACCCGAAAGGAGATTTCCAAACAGTAAAACTCTCAGATAGGTTTGCAGCTCTTGAACACGATCTAGGGGTCCTGTACGCGACTGGAAACAGTTACGAACCAGACCACGAAGATTTTGTGTCGGTCTGCGGTTTCATGATTGGTGAATCTGTGTCCTCCCTCCAGCGAGAGCCGGAGTTCAGAGTTCGTAGGTTTATCAACACGACATACCCATTTTGGAGCGTTGGCTCCTTGTGGGGAGGAGTTTATCTGTTTACGGATAAATCAGAGTTCCTCGCAGGCATTGAGACCTAACAAAACAACACTAACGGTAGATACATACCGATAAGTCGCTTTTTCGGCCGCTTTCGCAGCTTATTGGCGATGCGTGGCTCTTTCGAGCGGGA